AATCGATGAACCACTTATAGTCGAAATAACTCCATATCCACCATCCCCACCGACCCCGAGACTTCCTGTATAATATGCATCAAATCCTTTACTTCCGGCACCTCCTCCACCACCCCCGGCGTTAGTCGCCGATGCGTTTGTTGCGTCGGGATAAGGTCTACCACCATCATTTCCCTGTGGAATTGCACCCGTTATACCACGGCCGGGGTCTTTACTTTGATTAAAAACTGCTCCCTCGAAAAATGAACCACCTCCGCCACATCCACCACCACTTCCACCGTTAGAAGATGCAGTCCAGATTTCATTCCGTCTTCCACCTCCACCACCTATCGCAACCCTTCCATTGAATGAACTATTTCCTCCATTAATTCCAGCTGGGCTCGCGTTAGCCCAAGAAACGGAAGCACCGCCGTCTCCAACTACAACCGCATGCGATCCCGTAGCTACAAAACATTTTCCACTCAGTACTCCACCACCACCACCTCCGGCACCCGGTGTGTTGTTATCATATCTACCCGCTCCACCACTTCCACCCCCAGCGACTATCAAATATTCTACGAGTCCGGGGGTTGTTACAGTAAAGGTTCCATCAATCGTAAACGTATGTGTCGTGTACCCCGGAGCGTTGGTAGTTGATTCAGTTCCTCCAGATGCGGATACTTTCGTGTACCCGTGAATCGTACCACCCACCTCCACATTCCCGGAAGTGACAACACGTCCAGAGACAACGAGTTCAGCTTCTGTAGAAATACTGATACTACCACCCATAACACCGTGGGTCATGCAGTAGTAATACAGGGTCGAAGGAGCCCCGACTGGGACTGTGAACTTTAGGTGGTTGGCTACACTCGTATAGTCCGTGCCCGTCGTATAATCACTCGCGGGATATGAGGAGTATGGTTGTCCACCACCCCCATCAGATACTGTGGCCAACCTAAAAGGGTGTGTTGTTCCCGTCGATGTCAAATCAAAAAGATACGTTTGTCCCTCATGTAGTTCGAGTGAATCTTGCTGAACCCCATCGATGTAAAAGTGGCCTCCACTCGCTGTTACGACAAACTCTTTCGTAGTTCCAAATGTAGTCGTTTTACTTAACCCAGTACTAACACCTGTGAGTTGGCTCCCATCACCGTGGAACTGTGTAGCGTGGACGTTACCTGTGACATCGAGGCGACCCCCAACTTGCACATTCGCGGTGGTGACAAGACCTGTAGTCACATTGGTAAACTGAACAGTGTTTGACGTAACGTTTCCATTTACAAGCAAAGATGGGGTGAATTCGGTCGATACGTAAATATTACCACCGTTTAACTTGAAGTTTTCTGCCTCGAGGTTCGAGGTCCTGAGTGTGGCGTTCGTGATGTCGAGAAACCCGGTTGGTGAGTAAATCGGCATTTCGTCTACTATGAAGTGAGGTTTTTATATTTATACATCCGCCGTGTTCGTGGCGGGGAACGCTCTACCAGATCCCCAAATGATTCGAACGGCGCCACCACCGCCATTCCCTCCGCCCCCCCAATATATACTCGAGGAACCACCGCCACCACCACCATAAGTACCACCAGCACGAGTAGTACTTCTAGTACCACCTGAACCACCGTATCCATTCGCTGAACCGCTGGAACCTCGGCCATATATACCAACGCCTCCACCACCATTCGAATATTGGTTAGAAGCTACATAACCACCACCACCTCCGCCACCACTACCCGGGTAGGAATATCTATTATTAGTAGATCCTCCATTACCAGTGTACCCACCAGCACCCCCACCACCACACGGACCATAACCACTGGAATACTGATGATTAACCGCACCACCGTATCCTCCACCGTCACCGACATAGCCCCCACCAGATCGACTTTGGGCATAACGTCCGGCATAACCACCGTATCCAGCCACCGTCGAAGTGGAAATGAAATAACTGGCTCCACCGTTTGTTGATCCAGAGCTATATGCTCCCTGGGTTCCACCGCCCCCAACAACGACGGTATACGTATTTCCCGGAACTACTGTAATGTTATTCTTCCAACCAAGACCTCCACCACTTCCACCGTTCATGGCATACGTGTAATAGGACGAGTTGTACTGGTAGTACATACCACCACCACCACCGCCGACGCACACCACGCATACAGACGTCACACCCGCAGGTGCTGTGAATGTATAGGTACCCGGTGTGGTGTATGCCTGCTGTCCTGCTGTATTTGGTGGCGCACCGAATACTTTCGGGTTTGGCACTCCTATAAAGTCTCCTATGAAATCGAAGGCACTTATCGTGCCTGATGATGGTGTAGAAGTTGAATCTGTGAATGGTTCATTGTAGTACTCATTCAAACTATATGGAGCTGTATCACCCGCATCTGTACCAATTGATTGAAAGTCAATGGTTGCTGTATATTTCTTGTTCAGGTAGTCTTCAACACTGATGTATTCGCTGGTAGATATTGTGCGATTATACACGATAACCTCAGCAATTGCCCAGTCCGACCGTTGAGTAGACTCGTAAGCACCCCAATTAACGGATAATTGCGCGGACGTTCCACCACCTATACCGGAACCTCTCGATACACCATTAGATCTGTATAAGTATCTTTGGTCTGTAGAAAATACCCAATCGTTTCCATGCACATCTACAGATGTATTTGTCGTGGTCCAACCACCATGGTAAGCTACACCAGATTCTTGACTGTGGAATCCAGATAACCAATTATTACCAACTCCGTCCCATATACGATTCCTCGTTGGCGTCCCACCAGGGGCGTAATATTTTGACACATGAAAGAATGTGTAATTATTATATGTCGCGGTCATTACAGTAGTTGGAAATCTCATTTTAGCATTTTGGTCACCATAAATAAATGGTCTTAAAGCATTGCCACCCCCACCTGTAGCAGATCTAATGACAGAACCAGAAAGATTTGCCCCGTTAGACCCGTTTAATGTTACGTGATTATTGTTTCCCGAGAGATCTGTCCATGTGGTCATGGGATTACCACCAACAACACTATCACCTGTATACCATCCAGTCAATCCTGATAAAGTCGTTGGAAACTCTGGATTGTAGGAACCCATATACATTATGAGTATAGTTTTTCTTTGAGAATTTTAACTTCATTCGACAGTTCTTTTATCGCTTCGACGAGAATACCAACCATATTGCCATAGGCTAAACCATACCCATCTTCTTCATTACCCACGACAGCTTCTGGTAAAACCTCGAGAACTTCTTGTGCGACGAGACCAGTGTATTTGATGCCATCTTTTTCGTATGTATACCCGTTAAGATTGGAAACTTTATCGAGTGCGTCACCAATGATTCGTAAATTAGTCTTAGCACGTTTATCCGAATACGCCGTAACGTTTCCGGTCGCATAAATATTACCATCTACGTGTAGTGTGTAGCTAGGTGATGTCTGATTAATACCGACGTACCCCGCCGATGTAATCACCATACGCTCTATAGCATTGGTGTACCCGTCTGTGGTGCCGGTATGAAATGCTATACCGGCACCAGAACTCACCGAGTTCCACAAATTGAGACGATTACTTGTCATTCCTATAGCGCTTTCTTGTATGGAACCATCCTGCCAGAATTCTATCCGAGGATTATCATTCTCATCGTTGTTATCCGTATCAGCTTGAAGAATTAAACGACAGTCGCCGGCGGTTCCTGCTGATATATGTAACAACCCCGATGGACTGGTTGTTCCTATACCAACGTTTCCAGTCGTGTAATAAATATCGTTTCCTGTTTCGGTCCACACACCTCCACCACCTCCACCTCCACCTTGGAATAAGGTTCCATTTTGATATAAATTACTTGTGAAATTGATGTTCCCCGTGACGTCTAGGTCGTATCCGGGACTTGTAGTGTTTATACCAATCCTTCCCGTGTTCCCATTCAAAAATACACCAACATCGGTGGGAAAGTTGTATTTAATTACAAATCCATCTTGTCCAGTTGAACTAGGTAACGAGAGACCACTACCTAAGGAAATTGTAGAGGTAGAATTGTAATATCCACCAACGATAACATTCCCATTCGAATCAGTCGCTACAGAGTATCCATAATCATTACTCGTCCCCACGAGCGTGTTATACTGTAGTGCATTTCCATTTGAATCGTATTTAACTATAAATGCATCGAATGAATTTCCAGTCGAAATAGGTAACGAGAGATTATTACCTAAGGAAATTGCAGAGGTGGAATCGTGTCGTCCAAACACGTATACACTCCCATCAGAATCGGTCGCTACACCGTGTGCGTAAACATTATTTGACCCCACGAGTGTTTTAAACCACAGTGCATTTCCATTTGAATCATATTTAACTATAAATGCATCTCGTCCAGTCGTGGTAGAATTAGCAGGTAACGAGAGACCATTACCTAAGGAAATTGTAGAGGTAGAAGTAAAGTATTGTCCAGAAAAGTATACATTCCCATTCGAATCGGTCGCTAAATTTTCTCCATAATCACTACTCGTCCCATTGATCGTTTTAAACCACAGTGGATTTCCAGATGAATCGTATTTAACTATAAATGCATCGGTTCCAGACGAAATAGGTAACGAGAGACCACCACCTAAAGAAACTGTAGAGGTAGAAGAGTAATATCCACAAAAGTATACATTCCCATTCGAATCAGTCGCTACAGAGGTCCCATAATCACTACTCGTCCCATTGATCGTTTTAAACCACAGTGGAGTTGCAGTTGAATTGTATTTAACTAAAATTGCATCGATTCCAGACGAAATAGGTATAGTGAGACCATTACCTATGGAAATTGTAGAGGTGGAATTGTATCGTCCAGCCAAGTATATATTTCCACTGGGATCGGTCGCAGCATGTTCTCCAAAATCACTACCAGACCCACGGATGGTTATACCCCCCTGCGCCTGTCCAGATGAGTTGTATTTAATTAGAAATACATCGTATCCAGACCCAGTCGAACTAGGTAAAGTCTGACCATTACCTATGCTAACTGAAGAGGAAGAAATGTAGTGTCCACAAAAGTATACATTCCCAACCGAATCGGTCGCTACATTTTGTCCATAATCAAAACTTGCCCCATCGACCACATTAAACCATTGCGGAGTTCCAGATGAATCGTATTTAATTATAAATGCAGCTTGTTGAGTCGAACTAGGTAACAAGAAACCGTTACCTATGGGAAATGCAGAGGTAGATTGGTAATGTCCACAAATGATAACATTCCCATTCGAATCAGTCGCTACAGATTGTACATAAACACTACTAGTCGGACTATTGATCGTTTTATACCACAGTGGATTTCCAGATGGAGTAGTTGGAGAAACAAAGGCGTTTCCTAATACGTGAAGCTCGGCTTCTGGAGTAGTTGCCCCTATACCAGCCCTACTGGTAACAAAGAAATCACCAGTATTTGAGAAAGCCCCCTTTGTAACGTTGTTTATCCTAAAGTTTATTTGTTGATTATCCTTGGAGTTTATATGTGTTTCTCCAGATGCGAGCTGTTTGAGTGCAAAACTTGTGCTTGAGTTATTGTCGATATGTGCGAATGTTGCATCATCTGTGCTATTTCCATCGTAGCCTATAGCGACTCTACCCAAATAGGATGTTACATCTTGATCTTTTGCACCACTAACAGCACCGCTAAATATCTCACCACCAACAACACTCACATTACCCGTAACCGTTAATCCCGTATCCCTTACACTCGTCTGTGTGGAATATTGAATGATCAAACCTATATTATCTTCTGGTGATGAATAATAAGGAGTTGTGCGTTGTAACGTAACAGTGTCATCTATAGCGACACTACTATTCAACAAGGGTATATTCCCACCAACGAATATAGTGCCATTTGGACCAGTTGCTATTCCCCTTCCAACACATTGGGCATTAGCCCCATTAGTAGCCTCGATTACTCTAACTCCCTGGGTGGTGCCATCCGTGTCATATATAATGACGTAACCATTACCCGTGGTCGAAGCTGGCAAGGTAATATTGTTACCCAAATCTATATCACTATTCAAAAAGTATGTACCAGTCACGTAAACGTTTCCATTAGAATCGGTAGCTATACCATAACTATAGCTATTACTACCAGTACCCGCAGTGTCTAAAGCGTCTGCCCATTGAGCTACGCCATTTGTGTCATATTTAGCTGTAAAAATGCTTCTACCGGGACTGACAGCACTGGGTAAAGTAACAGAGTTACCGAGGGATATAGTGCTACTATGGTTTTCATATATTCCGGTCACGTATACATTTCCACTGGAATCGGTCGCTATACCAACACCGATAGTTTCACTAGTATCTATTACGTTAGCCCATTGAGCCGTGCCAGTAGTGTTGTATTTAACTATAAAAGCATCACTGGTGGTAGAATTGGTAGGTATAGTCACAGCGTTACCTAGGGAAATGGCGCTCGGACCCGAATGATAGTAACTGCCAGTCACATACACATCTCCGTTGGAATCAGTCGCTATACCATAACCATAATTAGGTCCGGCACCACTACTACCTTCAGTGCCTATACCATTTGCCCATTGAGCAACACCACTAGAGTTATATTTAATTGTACAAGGGTCAGCGTCACTATTTGTTTGAGGTAAGCTAATACTGTTACCGAGACTTGTCGTACCTGTGGTTTGGCGATACCGGCCAGTTACGTAGACGTTTCCATTTGAATCTACCGCTATACCATAACCATCAGAACCATTCGTAGCCTCAACGGCATTTGCCCATTGAGCCGTGCCATCTGTGTCGTATTTAACTATATAAGTGAACCACAAATTCGTGCCCACATTTGGTAAAGTAACGCTGTTACCAAGGTCTACAATGCCGGAGCTACTGAAACTACCAGTCACGTAAACATATCCACTTGAATCAGTCACTATACTCCTACCTTCACCACGACTACCACCTGTGGTTTTACCCCATTGAGGTGTGCCAGTCGAATTATATTTGATTGTAAATGATTGTTTATTTGATCCACTTTGTGCTGGAAAAGACACACTATTACCGACGTTCCATGTGCTAGCTGACCTATACCAACCAGTCACATACACGTTTCCATTAGAATCGACTGCAACGTCTTCTACCTGGTTAGAGCTTACATTGTAGAAAGTGTAAAAAGCATCCAACCACTGAGTTTCCAATAGTGAACCCCACTGAGACGTGATCGAACTTAAATCCGTCGTCGTTACACTGTCAGGGACGATATGTAACGTCGCACTCGGTGAATTGGTTCCTACACCAACTTTTCCTGTTGTGTAATAAATATCGTCTCCTGTTTCGGTCCACACACCTCCACCTCCACCTCCACCTCCACCTTGGAATAAGGTTCCATTTTGATATAAATTACCCGTGAAATTAACGTTACTCACTTCAAGGTTTGATGACCGCGTGTCAATAATAGTATTGGATATTCCTATGAATTTTATTTTGTCAGCATTCCTGATTTCAAGTGTATCTATATTAGAATTAAGTGACATCTACTATTTGAGGAGGTTATTTTCTTACAAAGTGGGAGGCACTTCGGAAGAAATATATTTACTTCGGGGGAGTGGGCCAAACGGGGGTCGCTGGATCTTCTGTGGTTTCGGGAAGGTCTCTCAGGGCTTGACGATAATCAAACCAAGCCTGTTTCGCTTCTGCTGTCGGATGAGGGTAGTCTAGCGTAGCATATCGATCTGTTTGTTCGAGGAGTGTGTTTCTTTCGATACGGAGCTCGTCAATGGGTTGTTGCGTAGCGACGTATTCTTCATATTTAGACACTAGTTCATCGCGTGTTGGTTTAGGGAGTGTGTTTTCTTCATACCACGTTAAACCTGCATAATCGTCACCAGTAAGACTCCATGCCTGACCCGGATAATATTTTGACAAAAGTGGTGCTAAAACAATTGGTGCTAACTCGATGTTACTGGTAAGTATTTCGGTGTTGCTCGTAGGTGTATCCATCACTGCTGTGTTACATTAACATAATAAATAAAAAATACGTGGTTACCACAAAAACTCACTACCGTTACTCCGGGGGAGTAGGCCAAACGGGGGTTGCTGGATTTTCTATAGTTTCGGGAAGATCCCTGAGCGCCTGGCGATAATCGAGCCACGCCTGTCGAGCCTCGGGGGTAGGGTGAGGGTAGTCAGGTAGCGAATACACATCACTATCTTTGATGAGAAAGTTCCGTTTACGTCTTAAATTTTTTAAAGCCAACTTATTTTTCAATGTTGTGTTCCAATAATCTTCACACTCTTGTTGTGTAGGGACAGTAAATGGTGCTTCTGTGCTCGTATTTTGGGAAAACCACACTACGTTTGAAAGAGTTTCTTCACAACCTTCTTTGAAGCCTATAGAATTTCCTGGTCTTAAATGA